GGCGATTAGCTCAGTTGGGAGAGCATCTCGTTTACACCGAGAGGGTCGGCAGTTCGAGCCTGTCATCGCCTACCAGTTTAATGAGTGAGTATGTATTACAAACAGAAAGAATTTTTACCAGGAAATCTAAGATTTAACAGTGAAAATTCTCAATACACAGTAAACTCTAAAGGTTATAGAACTGTAGAGTTTGACAATGTTGATTGGAATAACAGTGTTGTGTTATTTGGCTGTTCAATGGGTTTTGGTGTTGGTCTCGAAGAAAACGAAACTATTTCACATCAATTATCGTTATTAATTGATCGTCCAGTAATTAATATGTGTGTGCCAGCAAGTTCTATAAATTATGCTTGTTATAATCAAATGGTTATGCAAGAATTAGGAATTGTTCCACATGCAGTTATAAATTTGTGGACCAGTTTAGAACGATGTACTTACTTTTTGAAAAAACAACCATTCAATATGGGACCTTGGGTAGATGAAACTGCGTTTGATTACAAGTTGACAACTTTTTATTCAACGTGGAGCATGAATGATGATAATGTAAATGCCAATGCACTGATTGCAAAAAGAACAGTGGATTTGTTTTGGCAAAACACAAAACATCTTCAGGCAAGTGTTTTTAAACACACAGCAAAACTTTTAGATGTAGAACATTTAAGCATGAAAGATCATGCAAAAGATAAAATGCACCCTGGCCCGTTAACAGCAAAACAAATTGCAGAGTGGTCTGGTAGTTCAGTTGGTTAGAACGCCGCCCTGTCACGGCGGAGGTCGAGGGTTCGAGTCCCTTCCAGATCGCCATTTTTAATATGCCTATACCTTATGCAAAATTTAGATTACCAACAGGAGGCAATGGGCTTCCTGCTATGTTACACAAGAACAAAATTGCAAAAAGTATCAACGAGTGGGCAAAACCAAAACACATAAATATAGAATATGAAACAGAAGGCTACACTTTGAATGTAAGGTTTAGTAACCAAGAAGACCTAATGATGTTCAAATTGTCTTACACACCATTAAAAGACTCTTTTTCTACCTATGAAATATTTTATTTTTAGTAAATATACTCATTAATATAGGAAAATATATGGCAACAACAAAAACAAAAAAGGCTCCTGTTAAAAAAGCAACAACTAAAAAAACAGTTGCTAAAAAAACAGTTGCTAAAAAAGCAACATCAAGTTTTGATTGGAACAATATAGCAGAAAACATTAGAAAAAATGCTGAACTTATCAGTGCAAACATTCAAGCAAATGCAGAAAGGATTGCACAAAAAATAGCATCTTTAATGAAGTAAAGAACACGGGGGTATAGCTCAGTTGGGAGAGCATCTGCTTTGCAAGCAGAGGGTCGTGGGTTCGAATCCCTCTACCTCCACCAAGTTATGCGGATATAGTATAACGGCTATTATGAGACCTTGCCAAGGTTTAGATCCGAGTTCGATTCTCGGTATCCGCTCCAGGTAGAAACAGAATGTCTGATGATTTAGAAAACGAAATAACACATGCTATATTGCAAATTTTATTAGAAGCAAGGCGTCAAGGTAAAGATTTACTCAGTTATGAGGAAGTATTACAATTATTAGGCATGGATGATCAAGGATTACACATTCAACACATGACCCAAGACGGTAATACCATGTATATGTTAAACACAGATTTATTGGATCAGTTAGAAGATCCAGAAATTCTCAAAGCGATGATAGAATCTATGGGAGAAACCAAACATTGAACACAGAAACAGTGACATGGGTACACCATTGGACAGATAAGACCTTCAGTTTTAAAACTACAAGATCAAAAACTTTTAGATTTCGCAATGGCGAGTTTGCCATGATAGGACTTATGGTAGACGACAAGCCATTATTGAGAGCATACAGTATTGCCAGTGCAAACTACGAAGATCATTTAGAGTTTCTCAGCATCAAAGTACCCGACGGACCTCTTACAAGTCGTCTACAGCATTTAAAAGTTGGTGACGAAGTAATTGTTATGCCAAAGTGTACAGGCACACTGTTGATTGATAACTTGACACCTGCAAAAAATTTATTTTTGTTATCAACTGGCACAGGACTTGCTCCATTTATGAGCATAATCAGAGACCCAGACACATACGATAAGTTTGAAAATGTGATTTTAGTTCATACCACACGAACACACACCGAACATGCATACTGTGATACCATTAATGAACTGTGTGAAACATTTCCATTAGAATATTATGATACATGTACGCAACAAGACTATGTCCGCAAAGGAAGATTCTGGCAACACATTGATAATTTCACAGAAAATGGTTTTAACAAACAAACAGACAGAATTATGGTGTGCGGTGGCCCTGAAATGAATTATGAATGCAGAGAATTTTTTGAAATGTTGGGTTGGCAAGAAGGTAATCTAGGCGAAGCCGGCGAGTTTGTGTTAGAACGTGCATTTGTAGATTAATAAATACTCATATGGATGAAAATGCATTTGAAAAATTCGATCATTCGGTGTACCAACAGTTTCACCATCAAAAAGATTTAATAAATCCTTTTAAAAATTTTCCAATTGAAAAAACTCCTGTAAATTTTCTTATTTTCACAGACTCTCCTCAGTTTGGAACACAAACACGAGATCAAATTCAGCGAGAACATGATGATTTAACCAGTCTATGGAAAGAAGGCGATTTTGATTTGGTTAATCGAGCCAGTATAAGAGCAATGGGAGCATACAAAGTAGCCCATGAAGCAAGACAGCATGGATTTACAGTTCAAGTCATAGATCACATGGGAAATCTATGCAGAAAATCACTAGAAAAAGTTTTAGAAAAATTTGTAGGCGAAAAAACATTATTGATCGGAGTAGGAAACACATTTAGGTTTTATGATAGCACATATATTCGACCTAGTTGTAGCAATTTTGATGTTTATGAAGATTATACCATAGAAGAACGCAAAGAAGTTATCGAGGAAAGTCAGTGGAATAGATTTTTTTCTTTGGGAGGACCTGCAGATAGACAACTAAAACAGTTTATCTTAGATATAAATCCTAATATAAAGTTTATTTTGGGTGGAGCATTTACGACTCCTAATCAAGGTGTGCCTAATGAACAAGAAGGCATGATCGATTATATCAATTTGGGCTATGGAGACGTAACAGTACCTAAATTATTACGACAACTCAAAGATAACAGCAACGAGTCAGCACAATATCCAGTAAATTCTAAAGGCTTATACACACTAATGGATGCTAAAAGTGAATTAGACATACAAAATTCCACAATGGAATGGCTACCAGAAGATCATGTGTTAAAAGGAGAAATTCTTCCATTAGAAGTTGGTAGAGGTTGTATTTTTAAATGTAGATTTTGTAGTTTTCCATTAAACGGTAAGCAAAAAGGTGAATCTTTAAGAGGCATAGAAGCCATTGAAGATGAAATCTTATACAATTATCATACACATGGCACAACACACTATTGGCTAACAGATGATACATTTAATGATGACCATGATAAAGTTGTAGCATGGTATGAAATGAGTCAACGATTGCCTTTTAAACTGAGTTGGAATGCATATATTCGTTGGGATTTGGTTTATATGAATAGAAACCAACCTATACCACAAGCAAAACTGTTAGCCGATAGTGGTGCACGACAGTTGGTACTAGGTATCGAAACTGTTGATCCAGAATGTGCAAAAGATATAGGTAAAGGATTAAATCCAGAACTACAATTTGAGTTTCATAGAGAAATGAAGCAGACATATATGAAAGATGTGAAGTTTATGACTGGTATTATTGCAGGATTGCCTAGCGATACTAAAGACACACTTAAATACATGTCTAATTTTTTAAGTTCGGATAAAAATCAGATAGATGCACTTACTATACAACCTCTACATATCAGAGATATCGGAGAAAATGCTACATCTTTCACATTGTTAAGCGAAAGTGAGTTTAGCCAATCCTGGCAAGAATGGGGATATGAGGAAACAACAGTAGACATGCATGGAAATCCTATCCCAGAACAGTTTCTAGAGTTTGCATATAAAATGAAAAATGTTGTGTGGAAAAATAGTCATGGTTTAACTTTTTATGATGTAAAGAAATATGCCACCAGTCTACATCTAAGACTAAGAAATATACACAAGCAACGAACTGCCGCAATATTTCATGCAAATGGTTTCCCTTATCATGATCCTAGATTGTTTATACCTCCTACAGAATATGACGAATTTAAACCTATTAATTTCAATTACAGAGAAACAGCAAAAATAAATCAATATTTTTATAATGTCCTTTCTTTTGACAAGAAACATCAGTGTAGAAATATATAACTGTATGGAACTCCCACATCAAGAACCAATTAAACTGTTAGGTGATGTACAATATATAGATGATACATCAGTAGAGTCTGTTTATGTTGTACAATCAGATCATCCAGTATTGGAAGGACACTTCCCACATGTGAAAATTTGGCCCGGAGTATATCTCATAGAAGGTATGAATCAATGTGCCGGGTATCACGCACTGAAACTTGCTGAACAACAAGTAGGAAAAGTCAATCATGAAGATTATGTTACGTTTGTTACCACAGTGGATAAGTGTAAGTTTAGAAATCCAGTATTTCCAGGCGATACTTTGGTATATCATGCTACTTTAATTAAAAAAAGAGGCAATCATGTGTTTTACGAATGTGTGGTAACTAAAAATCAACTAAAGTGTGCATCAGCAACCATCGGTTTAACAGCCAAACTATTAGATTAATTAAAATCAGTTCAAAAATGCCTATTGACAAGCAAATTTTAAGGTGTTATAATAACTACCAAATGTCGCGGAGGTAAAAATGAACATAGAATGGGCGATCACATTTATTCTATTTGTTGCTGTTAACACTTATATGAGTTATAAGGCAGGATATAGAGAAGGACAATTTAAAGGTATGCTGAGTTTATCTTTTCTGCTCAACGAAAAGAACATGCTCAAAAACTTTAAAAGCATAATAGGGTACAAAAACTTACCTTTACCAGTAAGAACCTTGTTGGAAGATCCACATAGAGTACTAGAAGAATCTAAATAATGGCAAAACGTAAAGCAAAAAACGTATATCTTATCAAAGAACCTGATTGGAAACAACTCAGTCTGGCTGATACAGAAGAAAAAAGAGACCAAGCATTTAGAGATGCGGAGTTTTTTGTACATTACGAAATCAACGATAAAAAATTAGCCGAAGCAACCAGAATTTGGATTGAAAAACACAGTGGTTGGGATAGAGACCTGATTAAGAAACTCAAGCGAGTAAAAGATGTGTGGCTATCATCTTTTGGTAAGCCTTGCTATAAGTTTTTAAAACTAGGATTCATGCCCGAACGTACCAGAGAGCATTTAGAAAACAAACTGCCTACACTGGAATCAAAAGCAGAAGAAGTCATAGAAAAACTGGAAGAGAAGAAAACAGCAAAACCAGTTATGTCTATACAAGACAGAATGCGAGAACAAGTCACTGATTTATGTGCCAAATGGGAAAACAGTGTAGATGAATTGATTTCCGGCGAGTTTAATTTTAGTAAGTTCGATCCTTACAATGACATGCGAGCATTTGCCGGAGGCGTAGTAAAGCCTGCCCATGCCAAAATAATCAAAGATGACTTCTTGTTTCAATTAGAAGAAGCAAAAGAAGTTGTACAATGGGAAGACCCAGACATCAAAGAAGCATACTCTTTTATGGATGTTAAAATGCGTAAACAGTATCTTGCTTTTTTTGAAAAAATAGACACTGCTTGTGATACATTAATTGAAACTGGTAAAGCAAAACGCAAACCACGTAAACCTAAAGCAGTCAGTAAAGAAAAACTTGTTTCTAAACTCAAGTACCAAATTAATGACAGTGATTTAGGTATAGCCAGTATTAATCCAATAGAGATTTTGGATGCTACAGAACTTTGGGTATACAATACCAAAAATAGAAAACTGGGTGTTTACAAAGTGGAGGGTTTGAAACCCGCTCTAAATGTAAAAGGAACCAGTATTACAGATTTCAATGCTACTTCCAGTATACAGAAAACATTGAGAAAACCCGCAGAACAACTCAAAGAATTCAAAGGCACAGCAAAGACCAAATTTCAAAAAGCCTTTAACGACATCAAAGCCGTTGAGATTAAAATGAACGGTAGAATCAATAATACTACTATCATACTTAAAGCCTTTTAACGGCGAAAAGTGATAAATAGTAGTATGTCAACTAGAATAGATCAAATAGGTTATAACAACAGAGATGAGATTATCGATGAAATTTCATTGAGATTAGCAGACGGAATGGTGGATGTCGAATTAGACAGAGATCATTATGACATTGCTATTAATAAATCTTTACAAAAATACAGACAACTCAGTTCGGGTGCTGTAGAAGAAAGTGTTATATTCATCCAAACTCAAGCAGGTGTTACAAAATACACATTGCCTAGTGAAGTAATTGATGTTAAAAGATTATACAGAAGAGGCATCGGCACAAACAGTGGCGGCGGCACAAACTTTGATCCTTTTGATGTTGCATTCAATAACATGTACATGTTACAAGCAGGACAAGTCGGTGGATTAGCAGTGTTCGATGCTTTTGCTCAATACAAAGAAACAATTGGTAGAGTATTTGGTAGCGAATATAATTTTACTTTTAATAGAAATTCCAAGGAATTAAATATTCTAAGAAATGTAAATCATGCTGAAGATATTGCAGTGGGAGTATTTAATTTTATACCAGAAAGTGTATTAATCAAAGATGTTTATGCCGCAGAATGGTTAAGTGCGTATGCTTTAGCTCAAAGCAAAATGATGCTAGGTGAAGCAAGAAGTAAATTTACAGGAGGCTTACCAGGGCCTGGCGGAGCAGTTACATTAAACGGAGATGCACTTAAACAAGAAGCACTTACAGAAATGGAACAACTTATTGCCGGAATCCACAATATGGAAGAAGGGAATTCACCGCTAGGCTTTGTAATTGGATAAGTGAAACCTTTTATAGATTTACCACATTTAACTTTACCATTTGATCATACAGAAATTTTTACTGATCAAGATTATGAAATTGCTAACAGCAAAGAACAACTAATACAAAATACACAAACTGAAAATATCTTGTGGGAAGGAGTAGAAGAATCTTTATTGAGAACAAACTCTCGAGATACAAGACCTAGTAGCACAATGGGCTACATTACAAGTAAAAAATTTCAATATATCTTAAAAGATTTCTTTAATGATAATTTTAAAATTAATATTATGGATGACATCTGGACACCTAGTATAGGTGTAAAATTTTTACCTATTACTTTAATTAAATTTCATAAATCTAGTGTATGGCACAGAGAAGGCAATGCAGATTTTTATAATAGAGATGTTATAAACATGTTAGATGGTAGAGTAAATTATGCTGTAAATTTTCCTTTATATGGTGATCCTAATAATAGTGAAGTGTGGTTTGGTAAACCAAGCGAAAAACTTATTAGAGAAGAAATGGATTTATTGTACAAACTTAGCAACACAGAAGATAAAGTAACAGGAGTCACTAATATTGAAAAAACATTACGAGTGTCATCCAGTATAGATTCTATTCTTGATGAAAATGTGTGGGGAGAACATATAGAAATTACAGGTATTAAAAAAGGATATCATTGTCCATATATTATAAACCTTTCTTCTTATCATAAAGTTTTAACAGATAATACAAATAGAATAAGTCTTAGGTTTATGGGTAATTCCAGTAAGTATACATACAAAGACATAGTACAACTTTTTGAAAACAATGAATTATTTTAAAATACAAAACAAAAATTTAATAAAACCTTTTACATTAGCAAAAGAAATATTTGAAATCAGTTATGATAAATTTGATGGTGATGTAGAAAAATTTAATAGAGATCAAACAAATAATTTTTTAATGTTCCCTCACCAAGATGGAAATATATATGTTTGGAAAGAAGGTGTATTAAAAAAACTTCAAAAAGAATTTTTTAAAGTATTTAATATACCTGTGTATAATATTTTTATATTGCATACACCAGCATTTGGAGAATACAAATGGCACAACGAAGGAACACGATTTTTAGATTTAGCACCGTCTGAATATAAAAATTTTATTTTAAACAATCGCATTAGACGTAATGTTGCTATAAATTATAAGTTAACAGACAAAGACTTGTCTAAAAGTAAAATAGTTTGGGCTAAAAATAATTCAACAATAGATAAAATATGTACTGATCATTATCCTTTATTAGAACAAACAGATGAAAATTATGATACAGGAAAAGGTATAAAAATAAGATATGGGCACGAAGTTGTAAATGATGAATCTTTGATTACTATAGAAGACGACTATCATGGTATGGAGATACCAACATTAGTAAGAGTTAATAAATTTCATAAAATAGATAATTCACAATCTGAGTTTGACAGAATAGTAGGATCGGCTTGTTTTCATCCAGATATTTTATTTGATGATTTACAAAAAATACTAGAAAACAACATTGCTCAAAATACAGATAATATTTTTTAAATAAAATATAATTAAAAATACAGAGAGTACAATTATGATTATAGGTATTACAGGTTTAATAGGTTCAGGAAAAGACACAGTAGCAAATATGTTTTGTGATTTAGGCTGTGTGCAAGATAGTTTTGCGGCACCACTTAAAGACATGACTGCAAGTATTTTTGGTTGGGACAGAAACCTGCTAGAAGGTGACACAATTGAAAGCAGAGATTTTAGAGAAACCACAGACATCTATTGGACTAGAAAATTAGGTATAGATAATTTTACTCCTAGACTTGCTCTACAACTTATGGGCACAGATATTCTGAGAACTCATTTTAGCGAAGACATTTGGTTAAACAGTCTAGAATATCGCATGAGAAAAAATCCAAACATTAACACAGTTGTCAGCGATGCTAGATTTAGAAATGAACTATCATTGATCAAAACTTTGGGTGGAACTGTGATACAGGTTGTGAGAGGAGAACTTCCTGATTGGTATGATGTTGCTGTACAAGCAAACAAAGGCAATGTGCCTGCAAAGCACACAATGAACACCAGATACAAAAGTGTGCATGCCAGTGAATGGAATTGGATAGGGTTTGATTTCGATTATGTATTATACAATGATTCTACTTTGTCAGAACTAGAACACCAAGTAAAAGATATTTTTAAACTGATACACCAAAAAAGTTTAAGAGCCATATAAAATTTCCTTATTTATCAAAAACGGCTAAATCTGTTGCACCCCCTTGATGTATAATACCGGTTTTATGCGTTTTTTGATAAATATCTACACAATAGAAATTAGTTCATATCAAGGAGAAACATATGGCTACATTAGTATCACCTGGTGTAAGCATTAGTGTAAGTGATGAATCGTTCTATGCGTCAGCAGGAACAGGTACAGTACCTCTAATTATCATTGCAACTGCTCAAGACAAGAGCAGTCCAGATGGTTCAGGTACAGCATCAAATACAACTAAAGCAGAAGCAGGAAAATTAAAACTTATAACAAGCCAACGTGAATTGCTACAAACATTTGGTAATCCTTTGTTTTACTCAAGTGGTAGTAATCAGTTGAATGGATATGATCTTAACGAATACGGCTTACTAGCGGCCCACAGTTTTCTTGGTCTAGCCAATAGAGCATACGTTCTAAGAGCAGATATAGATTTAGGCGAATTAGGTGCCTCTAGTACTGCTCCTACAGGAACAATAGCAGACGGCTCTTACTGGTTCGACACTACAAGTTCAACATTTGGACTTAGAGAATGGGACAGCAGTGCATGGGTTAAAAAAGCAGTATCCGTTGTAGATGCATCCAATATCGATTCAGGTACAGGCGGTCCTAAACAAGCATTTGGTCTAAATGGCGATTTTGCAGTAGTAGCAAATACTACATCAGGCACTGCATCTGATGTTAAGTACTTTGAAAAGTACAGCGATAACTGGTATCAAATCGGCACATCAAGTTGGAGTTCTGCTACAAGCAGTGATTTCCAATTTGCAAGTCATTTGGCAGTACCAACAACACAAAGCGATGGTGTTACATCACTATCAACAGGTGATTTGTTTATTCAAACAAGTACACCAAACCAAGGCGCAAGTCTTAGTGTTAAACTTTACAGTTCTAGCACAAAAGCATTCAGTTCAGTGAGTGCTCCAATGTATGCTAACACAGATGCGGCTTATACAAGCATCGGTTTAGCAAACGTATCAGTAGGCGATATCATTGCAGAATTTAATAATGCAGATGGTGAAGCAGAATTTGTTCTAAAAAGACACAACGGTGAATCAACAGTAGTTGGTACAGGTAGTGCTTTAACAACATTTGATGCTTCTGGTAACGCAAACGTACAAGTAGTTTACAATGGTACAACAGTTAATGTTGCTATTACTGCTACAATTAGTGGTAATGCAAGTGCCGCAACAGCAGAAGACGTTGTTTATGATTTTAACAGCGGTTTCTCAGGTGCAGGTATTACTGAAGTAGTAGCAAGTTTAGGTGATGACGACAATGTTGTTTTAACATCTAGCAGTGGTAGAGATATCAAAGTAAACAGCCTACACAGTGACTTCGGACCAAGCACATTAGGTTTTGGTTCAGGTGCTGTAACAGCAAATGTAACTTATACTAACTTTGAAGATTTAAGTTACGAAGCAAGCAAAACACAAATTACAGGAACATTGGCAGAAGGTACTTTCTGGTACAATGCAACTGTAGCAAAAGCAAATGTGGATATACTTGAAAATGATGCATCTAACGGATGGGTATCATTCAGCAAAGATTTCCAAGTTTCATCTTCAGAGCCAACAACACAAAGTGATGCTGGATCTCTAGTTTCAGGTGACCTTTGGTTAGACAGCGATGATACAGAAAACTTCCCTGCACTTTATAAGTGGAGCGGCAGTGCTTGGACAGCAGTTGATAAAGCAGACCAAGTAACATCTGAAGGTGTTGTATTTGCAGATTTCAGACAAACTAGTTCATCTAGTTTAGATGCTGATGCTCCTGCAAACTCAAGTTATCCTCAAGGAATCATAGGATTCAATAAAAGAGCATCTGCTGGTAATGTAAAAGAATGGAAAATCAATTACACACCTGCAGGCACAAACGTTGGTAACGTTTGGGTAGATGCTAGTGGAAACAAAAATGACGGTAGTATGTTCGGCTTGAGAAAAGCAGTACACAATGTTGTTAAAATTAAAATGCAATCTGCAATCACTTCAAACGATGATATCAGAAGTGAAATAAATGCATTCAACATCATTGCCGCTCCAGGTTTCCCTGAAATGATTGACGAAATGATTGCACTTAGTGGTGATAGAAGAAACACTGCTTTTGTAGTAGGTGATACACCTTTCAGACTAAAAGCAGACGCAACCAGTTTAACTAACTGGGCAACTAACGCCAACAATGCTAGTGAAAACGGCGAAGATGGACTTATTTCAAGTTCACCATATGCGGCAGTTTACTACCCAAGTGCAAGAACAACTAACTTAGATGGTACAAATGTTGTAGTTCCAGCATCACATGTTGCTTTAAGAACTTTAGCATTTAACGATCAGGTTGCTTTCCCATGGTTTGCACCAGCAGGCTTCCAAAGAGGTCTTGTTCAGAATGCAACATCAGTTGGTTACGTTGATGCAACTTCAGGCGAGTATGTTCCTGTAACATTGAATGAAGGTCAAAGAGATACATTGTATCAAAACAAAGTTAACCCTCTTGCTTCATTCCCAGGAAGAGGCCTAACAGTATTTGGTCAGAAGACTCTTAATCCAGTTTCTAGTGCATTGGATAGAATCAATGTTGCTAGACTTATGGTTTACATCAGAGAAAGACTTGACGATATCGTTAAGCCATTCTTATTTGAACCAAACGATGAAGTAACAAGAGCAAATGCTAAATCCACAGTTGACGGATTCTTAAGTCAGTTGGTGATTCAACGTGGTCTTTTTGACTATGTAACAGTTTGTGATAGCACAAACAACACACCAGCAAGAATTGATAGAAACGAACTTTACATTGATATTGCTATTCAGCCAATCAAAGCAGTAGAGTTTATCTACATTCCAATCAGAATCCAAAACACATTGGGTACTACAGGTTCTGAATAATTTTTCGGAAACGTTTAAAAAGGGGTCTTATGACCCCTTTTTTTTGACATTTAAACTGTGTTTTAATTTTTTTCCATATAAATTGATAAATAAGTGTAACATATTAGTCGTTTGACTAAATGAATAGGAGAATAAACGATGGCAACAAATCCGGTAGACAAAACCAAGAATAAATTCGGGGTACCTGTCTCATCATCAGAAGGTCAAGGTATTTTAATGCCTAAACTAAAGTTTAGATTTAGAGTATCACTTTTTGACTTTGGTGGCAATGAAAGATCAACAAAATTAACACAGAATGTTATGAACGTAAGTCGTCCTAAAGTAAACTATGAAGAAGTTATGATTGATAGTTATAACTCTAAAGTGTATGTTCAAGGTAAACATGCTTGGGATCCAATTACTCTTGTAATTCGAGATGATATTTCTAACAGTGTGGCTAGACTTGTTGGTGCACAAAACCAAAGACAGTTGAACCATTTTGAACAAACATCTCCAATTGCTGGCGAAGATTATAAATTTACCATGCAAATTGAAGTGTTAGATGGTAGTTCAATAGATGCTATGGAAGTTTGGAACCTGGAAGGTTGTTTCTTAACAAATGTTGATTACAGTGATAGTGACTATGCTACTAACGAACCTGTGACAATTTCATTAACAATTAGATATGATAATGCAATTCACTCTCAAGGTACAAGTGCTGTGGCTAAACTTGAGGCTGGTAATCCTTTTGATGAAACAATAACACCAGGACCAACAGAAAATACAGGCGCCTAATTTAATTAGGAACTAAAATGGCATTTTTGGACAGAGGAATTACACGATACATTCTGGCTGATATGATGGGCCAGTCCATGTATAACGGTAAACGAGATCCAAATGCACACAAAGGCAATGGCAACAGTCCGCAGAATTATTATATGCGTGACTTTAAAAATGCTGAGCGTTTTAGACCTAACAACACCCCGGTCCGTCAGAAATTTAATGGATACGTCAACTTTACTTTTAACAGTGAAGTTGACGTTGATTTTTTAAATGATGTGGATTTTAGAAATAATCTAAGCAGTTTAGTAAGGTCAGCAGACTTTCCATCAGCAGAATTTCAAGCAGATGTAAAAAATCAATACAATAAAAAACGTATTACAGTTAGTGGTGTGCAGTACAAACCAATCTCGATTACAGCATATGACACAGTAGATAGTCTGTGGGTAATCTTGCTGATGAAAATGTATTCACATCTTTTTACTAACCCTACAAATAAATTTGATTCTACACAAGGTCAAGCATCGACTCCTAAATATAGAGATTATGATGTTGTACCGCAAATTGTGCCTTCAGGCGATGGTTCTTCAACATCAACATCATTCAATAGACCTTTCGGAAGTAATGACGCAGGATTAAATTTACAACCAGGTAGTCAAAGAAACTTTATTACACAAATGGATGTAGTTCAGTATCATGCACAACGTGCTATTAGATACACACTGTTTAATCCTCTAATAACCACATTTACAATAGATCCTATAGATCATGGCGACAGTCAAGTCAGCACTATTCAAATGAATATAGAATATGAAAATTTTACTGTTAATCCTGATGTAAACTTTTTTATCACAGAAGATGAATTAAAAAGATTTAGTAATTATAATGCTAATCATTGGCAAGCATTAAGATCAGGAACTTCAGATCAAGCGGATGTTCCCGGTGGATCTATTGCCGGTAAAATTCCCACTGCAATGAAAGATAGAAAAGTGGAATTTCTTAACAATGTAGAACGAACCGCCCAAGTGTCTTTCTTGGATTCATTTAAAAATGCAGAAGAAGTCAAGGCTGAAGATAAACGAGCAACTCCTGCAACACAACGATCATCAACCGGTCCATCAATATAATGAAAAGTTTATATGAAACATTTGGCAATGAAACTGATTTTGAAATCCGACGTGATAAGTTAGTGCAGTTTTTAAAAAACAGTACCATAAATTTTCCATTACCAGAAGCAAGCATAGATATACTCACAGGAATGATATCACAAGATACTTCCGGATTGAATCCTGACACAATTGATTCTGTGTACAATAGACTTACCAGTATAGGGTTTAATACAAAATCAGCAAAAACACTTGCTGTAGCATTAATTAAAATAGCAAAACAACAAAATGTTCATCCTTTAGAATATTTTGAGTTGAACAGAAGTTCAATCACACTAGCAGAAAATACTTACAAAGCCATAAATAAAATTAGGCCCAAAGGCAATTTAATTGGACTAACAGTTGAAAAAACAAACAATCAAAGTAAAATTGCCAATGTTATAAGGCCCTAATATGTTATGGCAAGTCAATACGCACAAGGTATCTTTACCCCACAGAACCCCGAAAAGTACATAGGAGCAAAAGCACCTTTTTCTAGGAGCAGTTGGGAAATGGCTTTTATGCGTTTTTGTGATAGTCACCCAAACATACTTAAATGGGCCAGCGAAAACGTTAAAATACCATATAGACATCCTTTTACAGGTAAAATCACAAACTATGTTCCTGATTTTATGGTTCAATACACAGATAAGAATGGCAAAACATTAATTGAACTAATAGAAATAAAACCAAAAAGTCAGACTGTGATAGAAAATGCTAGGGGCAGAGGCGACAAATTTGCAACTCAAGTAAATGCCGCCAAATGGACAGCGGCACAGGAATGGTGTAAAGCAAAAGGCATACATTTTAAAGTGATCACCGAAGATCAAATTTTTAGAAAGCCTTCAAGAACCACCAAACCAAGAAAAAAATCTCGATAAATATCATTATGACTAAGAAACTGGAAGAAGAATTCAATTTACCACCATTAGAAGAAGTGCAAGAACAAGATCCTATACCACCTCAAGAAATAGAATCCGTTGATGTTGCAGACATTCAACAAGCATTAAGTATTGCAGAAAAGATAGACAATGCTTTACAAAATGTTAAAGGATTGGATCAGCACGATTTTGAAATGGACGATATTGCACAACAAGCAGTTGATAGTTATCAGCAATTGATGAACTTAGGTATGAATGTTAGCGACAGAGATGCAGGCAGTATATTTGACAGTGCCGCTAAAATGTTAAAAACAGCACTTGAAGCAAAAGACAGTAAAATAAACACAAAACTAAAACAGATTGATATGATGATCAAAAAGGCTAGATTAGACAGCAATTCAGGAGATTATGAAGGCTCCGGATCATCTGGCACAGTATTAGATAGAAACGAATTACTAAAAATTATCAATCAAAAAGATTCTTAATGGAAAAAACACCTGTAAATTTTTTAATTTTCACCGGACGTATGAGTGAAAATTTTAATTTAAAATATCTAAAAGGTGAACAAGATTATATTGATCCAAATAGAGCATTTTGGGATAATTATATCTCTACCAGCAACAGAGTTATAGGTGCATACAAGTTAGCACACTATTGTAGGCTGGCTGGATTCACAGTTCAAGTAATAGATTTTTGTGCATACTTCAATGAACAAGAATTTAAAAAAATATTCGATAAATTTGTAGGTGAAGAAACGTTAGCAATTGGTACTAGCTCAACGTTTATGACCAAACAACTTACCAAGAAAAAGACGTTCACTTATATAGGTTCTACCAATGTGGAAATGTATCACTATCTTCCTGTTGAAACAATAGAAGAAGAAAATAGGATAACAGCACATCTTAAAAGTATAAATCCTAATGTAAAAATTATGGTGGGCGGTGGATTAGTCAATAAATCTTTTTTGGAAAATCCCAACATAGACTTAATTGTGCAAGGTTATGGAGAAATTACAGTACCACAGATATTACAGGACATTAAAGATCATAAGCCTTTACAACAGTATTATACAGATAAAACAAAAATACATGACATCAGCAAGTCTACTATGTTCTGGTGTGATGAAGATATGTTGGATAAAAACGAAGTTGTGCCTTTAGAGATTGCTAGAGGTTGTATATTTAAATGTAGTTTTTGTAGTTTTCAATATATAGGCAAAGAACCTGGAACATATGTACGTGGTAGAGAATTTATCAAAGAAGAGTTGATTCGAAATTATGAAAAATTTGGCATAACAAAATATTGGATTGTAGATGATACATTTAATGACGACAATGATAGACTAGAAGAAATTGCTAAAATAGCCAAGGAGTTACCTTTTAAATTAAAACTTGCGGCATTTATAAGAATAGATTTGGTATATCTTAAAAAACAAGCACAACTTTTAGTAGATTGCGGTTTAGAATTTGCTCATTGTGGAATAGAAACTCTTACACCAGAAAGTGCAAAAGATATAGGCAAAGGATTAAATCCATGGATTATTATGGATTTTATTAAAGAACTTAAACAAACAACATGGAAACATGTGGGAGTACATTCTGGTTTTATATTAGGATTGCCCAGCGACACTAAACAAGACATAAAAAAAGCACTACAATTTTTAGGTAGTGACAAAAATCCTTTAGACAGTTTTCTAGTAAGTCCGTTGTATTTGGAAGATCCAAACAACCCAGATCATGATGTTGCTAAAAGTGATTTATCTATTAATCATGAACAATGGCAACTTAAAATTTTACCTTGGTCAGATCCTCTTATTATGGAAACTACTTCGGAAAAAGGTTTAGTAAATTATATGAACAAGCACGGAGTTGTAAATGAGGATGTTTGGAGTTATAGATTAAGATTTTACCACAATCAAAACCTTACCAAAAATCATTATAAACTAAACTATTATGCACAGTATCAAGTTTGGGGTATGGATGGTGTAGATGAAGATATAGATTTGATGTTTGATAAAGTAAAGAGTAAACAGGTGTCGTTTAAAGATACTACAGATATAGAAATGCAACGCAGAAAAACATATTTTGAAAATCTTATGAGCATAGAAAAACACACATTATTTGACAGCGAATTATTGCATGACGAAAATCGAACAGAGTCTTATTTGAATATTACAGAACAATCTTAAAAAATATTTGTATTTTTGATAAATAAGTACAAATGGAGTTTAAAACACTATGAGAGAACTAAAAGAACTTATTAACGAATCATTTAAAAAGGAATATGGTTATAGAATTAAATTAGCCAGAGATTGTTCAGCAGATGATCTTTCTAAGTTAGAAAGCATCTTAGCCAAATACAATTTGGTAAGTGCTACACCTTGGAAAAGATTACCAATTCAAGAAAATCCAGTAGAATTTCAAAGATTAAAAGGTGCTAAATTTACCAGCGAAGTATGCAGTACTGATGTTGTATTGAAGTATCCAGTTAATGAAAGAATTCTTGAAGTATTTGTTGCAGTTAATTTAGGTTTAGATCACGAAAGAGTGATTTGTTACAGTGTTAAAGATCCAAGAAAATTAGAAAGTGAAATGGCTGAAGAAAGATTAGCCAACGATGCAGACAGATTAGTTAGCCAAGAAGACGCAGATCGCAATGCTGAAGAACAAGCACACTACGAAATGCAAAATGAAGAATTAGATTTTTCAGAAGCATTGTTTGGTGAAGAATACAATGAAAAATTCTTAGCAGAACTACAAAAAATTAAAGCAGAAAAAGGTGCTGATTATTTTAAAAATTATCCAACCAAAGATGAACTAATGGGCGACAATCTCAAAGCAATGTATGACACAATTACTGGTACAGCAGGTGGCGGAAAATCACCTGAACCAAAAGAAGTTGATGTTATAAGCCAAAGTTCAAGAAGATAATATGAAAGAAATGAGAGAATACATAGCATTAATGGAAAGTTATTTTGCTGGTCCTGAAGTTATGCCAGGTGCAGTGGAAAATCAAGAATCTGAAACTGCCAGTTATACAAAAACCAAAAAAACAAATAAAGGTAGTGTAACTGTAACTGCTAATGCTGACAGTATGGCAGATTTACATGATGTATTAAAACTTGCTGGTATTACTCTTCCTAAACAAGACGACCCCCAAGAACCACAACAAGATCAACCAAAAGCAGAAGTTTGCCCAGATTGTGGCAAAGAAGAATGCGAATGTGATTCTGAGTGTGGATGCGACGAACCTCAAGACGTTTCTTACAGTACTGATAAAGCAGTTTTGACAAATGTTATCAGAGATAAACTGCTAAACTATTTAAAAAATAGCAAAGACGTCTAAATCCTTTAATAAATACTATTATGCCAAAAGGAACAGTTAATACTGAGCTGGTCAAACCAGCCTTTTCAAAAATTCAATACACACCGGAAATGTTGCAAGAATTTCAACGTTGTTGTGATCCTAATACTGGTCCAATGTTTTTTATGAAAAAGTATGTCAAAATACAGCACCCTACAAAGGGCGGCATTAATTTTGAACCTTTTGATTATCAAGAAGAACTAGTAGAAAATTATAACAAATACAGATACAGTATTAACATGCTGGGCAGGCAGATGGGTAAAACCACTGTAGCCGCAGGTTATTTGTTATGGTTTGCTATGTTTAAACCAGACAGCACAATATTAGTTGCGGCTCACAAAGCGGCTGGATCACAAGAAATTATGCAACGTATTAGATATGCATATGAAAGTATTCCGGATTATATCAGAGCAGGTGTTTCAGAATACAACAAAACCAGTCTAACGTTTGACAACGGCAGTAGAATTGTAGCAAGTACAACAACAGAAAACACTGGTCGTGGTATGTCACTTACATTGGTATACTTAGACGAGTTTGCGTTTGTACCTCCTAGGATTGCGGCAGAATTTTGGACTTCACTTTCGCCCACACTTAGTACAGGCGGTAAATGTATTGTAACCAGCACACCAAACAGTGACGAAGATACGTTTGCTATGATTTGGAATCAAGCAATTAAGACTGTTGATGAATATGGTAATAGCCAAGATGTGGGTATAAACGGATTTAAAGGATATTTAGCCACTTGGGATCAACACCCAGAACGCACAGAACAATGGGCAGAAGAAGAAAAAGGTAGAATAGGCGAAGAAAGATTTAAACGTGAACACGAATGTGAATTCATCATATACAATGAAACATTAATAGATGCACTGCATTTAGCAAATATGAAAAGCAGAGAGCCATTATACAAGATGGGCCAAGTTCGATGGTACAAAAGACCAAGTGCAGAAAATATGTATGTGGTAAGTTTAGATCCTAGTACAGGTACTGGAGGAGATAATTCTGCTATACAGGTTGTAGAATTACCCAGTATGATGCAGGTAGCCGAATGGTGCCACAATAAGACTCCAATAGAAGGTCAGGTTAAGACCATGTTGGAAATACTTAAAGAAATTCAAAATTACAAAGCAAGAGAAATTTATTGGAGTGTAGAAAATAACAGTATTGGAGAAGCGGCATTGGTTGTTATCAGAGATACAGGAGAAGAAAATTTTCCAGGCACATTCCTGCATGATCCAGTAAAAGTTCAAGGGCGTAAAGGACGTAAAGGATTTCACACCAGTAGTAAAACAAAAATTGAAGGATGTATAGCACTAAAACGTTATATAGAAAATGACAAACTTAAAATTACCAGTAAAGCATTTGTCAGCGAACTTAAAAACTTTGTGGCAAAAGGCAATAGTTTTGCCGCACAACCAGGCGAAACAGACGACTTGGTTATGTCTATGATAGTAAACATGCGAATGATCAACTATATATCAACCTTCGAAGATGATGTATTTTCTGTAGTTAATACCAGTTTAGGAGAAAGTGGTGAAATCGAAGATGACTATAGAGATGAGTACGATGAACCGATGCCTATTGGACTACTTTAGATAAATACAAGTAGGAGATAAATAAATGGCTATCAGTGTAAAAACAGTTGCAGATAAAGTTTTTAACCTTTTAAAAGGTTATGGTTATACTGTTGATAGTTTTGATAAAGAAGGCATGCAAGTTGGTGATCCAGCAGATGCAATTAGATTTTTTGTAGAATCGCCTAATTTGTTAATAACATTAAATGTACCCACTGACGAAATTCAATTGAGTGTAAGTGAGAACACTCAAGAAACTGATACACTTAGAAAACAATTAAACAATCTTGCAAGAGATTATTTGATGGCATTAGATTTTAGAGTTTTTGGAAAAACTCTAAAACCAAGCAGTGAAGCAGTTAGTATTGCAAAAACAAAAGAGAAAGATATGATGGAACAAAACGTTTTAAGAAAATTAGCAGGAGAAGCAGAAGAATCAGTACAAGTTGCAGAAAGTTTCGGCACAATGTCCGGATCTATAAAAACAAGTTATCAACCTCTAGACAATGTTAAGATCATTGTAAAGCATGCAAAAGCAGTCAACGAAGAAGTTAGAGGTTCTAGAAGCAGAAACATCAGCAAAATTTTTATTCAACGTGGTGAAGAGCGTTTTGCTTTCCCAAGCAAGAATTTGAGCGGTGCTAGAGCAATGGCAAGACACCTATACAATGGTGGTGAAATGCATGACAGCATTGGCGAAAGCATTGTTAAAATGTGCAAAGATATCAGCACATTAAAAGAGTTTGTACGTTATGTTAGATCCAATGATCTAGTAAACGAAAGCAATCAAGAATATGTAACATTGGCAATGGAAAACATTG